AAGCGCTGGTTATGGCTTAGAAGACTACTCAGCATTGGGTGGTGTATTCAAGCGCGCAGCACAACGCGGCATCATTAAACGAATAGACAGACCTACAAAGCAGGCGCTCTGGGCAAGTCAGATATATGTGAGGTGCAACCATGCTGAGAGGTAAGAAGCAAGAGTTACCGCTAATTGGGCGTAAGGTCTATTTCAAAGAGACACGCACTAAAGGGCAACGCTGGTACATTGGCACTATTATTGGCGTAAGAGCAGTGGTCCGCACATCATCAAATATATTCGGTGGTGAGAAACAGCAGTGGAATGATAACGCGCTACTGATTGAGACATCAGATCGCAGAAAGGTATCAGTCTTTGAGCTTGATACATTTGAGGTAGACAGATGATTGATAGATTTTTAGCTTGGGTAGAGGGCATTAAATTTAGGTGGTACACCTGGCTGCAGAGCTGGGAAATGTGCCACAAAGAAAGTCAGGGCTACCGCTGCCAGCACCGCATTATGAGCAATGGCAGAAAGGAGTGTGGTGATGATTAAAATTGTGCAGTTTGCCAAAGAGCAAGGTATAGAGCTAACTGACAATCACCTGCAGGTCATAGCGATCATGGCAGGCGGCAAAGATGTAGTTTTCAAGCGTGACGAAAAAGCAGAAAACCGCGTTAGGCAAGAAGCTCTGACTGTAGCATTAGGGTATCTGCAGGACGGTCTGAAAGAGGCAGACCCAGAAAATTAATTAAGGCAAGTGTGAGGGGAGTTCTAACATGCCACAAGTAAAACCAGCAGAAATGATGCTGACTGAAAAGCCAAAAAACGATGGCTAAAAAACGCCATATCAAGAATGTCAAACACGCACTACGCAAAATGCGTAACCGCATTAGGCGGCGTGGTGACTTCTGGTATAGCAAAGAGTATATTTACAAGCAACGGCAAATCGGAAAGCGAGAAGCCAAAGAAGAGTAGCTGGCGGTAACGCGTGGTCTTGTTGCCACAAAAGCGTTCAATGGGAGTGATCCTAATGTAAAGCGTAATGCTGTCGCCAGTAACTACAGTGAGGTGTAGTTTAAGCCTGAAAGCGCTCTATATGGGCGCTTTTTGGTGTCTAGATGTATGTTTTCTTATTTGTCCACTCTACAAGCCCTGTAGCAAGCCTGTGTGCCACGCGGCGATCTGGGCTGATTTCTCTACCATGTCCAGGCAATAAAGAGTCCCTATCATCGTCATGGTCCACCAGGCTAGGAATGCAGTAATAGACGGGCAGTCCATTTTGGCAGTAAAACTCACCAATCTTGTTGTCATACTGCAAATCAATGTTTTCTACGAATTCAAGCAGTGGCAATATATGGTCCGTAGGTATCGCAATGCCAACACCCCACATGAGTTGATGAAAGCGCAGCATATCACCATCAGCGGCTTTATTCACTGCAGCGCTCACCCTGCCTGGTATTGGTCTAGCTGTGCCAGTGTATAAGCTCAAAAGCGTTTTCTGGTCCAAGCTATTTATAGCGTTTTCAATATTCTGGTAGAAGTTAGGGGTCAAAGTAGCATCATCTTGAATAATAACGTGATAATCACCCTTGCCTACCCCATCTAAGAGCGCCCTTTTGCCAGTGTGCCACTCTTCATTGATTTCATCCCAAGTAATAGTGTTGCTTACAAAAGGGTACTGCACTAATCGGTCATTTAGGTCTTCTGCCGCAGCTTGGCGGCGTGAGTGTGCCATTACAGTGATTGATATTTTCATATTTTGCCCAATGCCCTAATTAAATCATCCTGCACATCAGAAATAGGCTTTACAAGCGCTGATTTGTGATCTAGCCACTTCCAATCACCTGTAATTACATCATCCCTGGCTATTCGCATATTTGGAATGCCATAACTGTCAGCAATGATAATACCGTGTAGGCTGCCGCTCATAATGACCCTGCAGCTGCTGATTTTCTTAATTACCTGCTCTGCTGGCTCAGTAGCGTCAATGATGATGTCTGCAAATGGGTATTCTTCTTTATCTACATAGTGCCGCACTACACCAATGTTGTATTTAGCAGGCTCTTTGGTCCATATTCTAGAAGCCAGCAAACCAAGATCACCAAGCGGCACATTCTTTAAGCCTAGTGTGTCTGCAGTCAATTTACCGCGCACTGCAAGCACTTTGAAGTCATGCTCAGCATCATGGGTATGCCCAGCACCACTACCAATTACAGTAACGCTCTTATTTACCGTCTCAGCCATATCAAGCACAGTGCCTGTTAGAACATAGTCAGCTTTGGCTAGTGATACGCGTTTTACCGTAAAACCGTAATGTCGTAAAATAATTGGTCCTAATTCATCGCCAAAATTCCAGGGCTTTTTATTAGAGCGCCACCAATAAGCATTGAGCGTTTTATTTGTGCCTAAACCACGCATCTGTCTGCCTTTCATATTTCTTAAACAGTGATGTCACATGCCTGCCGTATTCAATAACTTCTGCATATTTGGTATGCACCAATTTGTTGAATATGCCCATTTCAGTAAAGTCTTGTGGGTTATTGAAGTGATATAGGTACATTTCGCGGCAAAGGTCCATTACCAGCTTTCTATTGCCGCCTACAACACCACAATTCAGCAATGGCAGATCGCCATTGTCTCTAAGGTAGCGATTTACACTAGGCTCTAAGTGTCTGGTCAACATCCACTTATTATTGAGTGTATTGCCTGGCTCATCACCAACATATAGCACCCCATCCTGAATATGGCTGAATGGGTTGTTTACCATGTCCACATCAGTAGCATCTACTACAAATACATTGTTTATGTCGCGCCGATCCCTTAGATACTGCCATTCCTTAAGCCAGCGCTCAAAGTATGGAGTGGTTGATATATCAACCCTATTAGGCAGGTCAAAGCAGTTATGTATTAGCACAAACTCTATACCATGCGCTTCTACTGATCGCTGCAGCTTTTCTATCTGCTTATAGTCAGCATCCCATGTAGTATCACGCTGCACATCAAAGACCCCAGCAAAGTAGCAGGCAATGACCACATCCTTGCCATAGGGCATGAATGCAGCCGATGTCTCAGCCTCTTTCAGTAAGTGCTTATTGTTTTCATTGTTTGATTGCCTATTGTCTATACTGGTCCGCGCTTCTTGGTGTTGGTCCATTGAATAAATAAGTTGTTCACTATCTACAACATCCATATGCCTAAATGTGGTAAGCCCAGCATTATGTATTCGCATTGACCAATCTAGATGCTCATTCATAGCCATGCCATAGCGCACATCCATGCCGCCTACAGTAGCCAATGCAAGGCTGTCTATATACATCATGCAGCCCCTGGCATGTAAGTGTGCCTCATGCTTATCATCACGGTATACTATTGCATCGTCACCAACAGGCTGACCATTAGCCCAGTTTTCAAACAGGTACATAAGGTGATGCTCTGGGCTTTCTACATAAGGCTGCCACCAATCAGGCTGCAATGGGTAAGTATCATCATCAAATAGAAAGATGTGGTCGCAATCACTAAGCAATTCCAAACATTTATTCTTAGCTCTAGCAATGCCTACAGTTTCTTCAAATCTATAAACGAATACATTATTTATTTTCACTGGTATCTGGCTGGCATCATCAACTACTACGATCTTTGCCCCTGGTGTAAGCTCTTGTATTCTAGCCAGCGTGTCACGGACTAAAGTATTACGATTGTGTGTTGTTATTCCAATGCCTATTGATTGCTTCTTTGTGCCAGCCTTTACATAGCTATCACCGTCTATAATAACCTGCATACTACTCCAATTCTTTTTACTAATGTTTATAATAACATTTTTGCTCACGGCTGCCAGCCAGCGCCGCCAGCTGCATAAATAATTTATTCTAATTTGCTTTTTAATTGCTTTTTTATTTTTCTTCTTTTTTTGAAAAAACAGGGGGGGAGGGCGCGCTTTCTTTTCAAATTTGCGACTCCGCCGTGTAAATGGCGAATTTTCGGGCGCAATTCTGACAGCAAAAAGCTGGTGGATGAAAAAAGTGTTACAATAATGCTTATGAAAGGCATAACTATTGAGTTTACGCATCGTGAGGCTTCTGGGACTGACGCATTCAACAACCCTACCTACACTGAGACGCAAGTAGAGGTAGAAGATTGTCTAGTTGCACCAATCACTGAGCCAGCAACGGCGCGTGAGCAGCAAGCTATGGAACAAAGCCGCGATCAAGTCCGCGTACACTTCCCAAAGACATTTACTGACTCATTGGCTCACGCCAGTTTTGTATGGGGCGGTAAGACATTTGTGCTTGATAGCGATAGTGTGCCGTTTATGAATGAAAACACGCCAACGCGCTGGAATAGGTATGTTCGCGCAGAAAGTGTAAATGCCTGATATGGACAAGCCTAATGTAGAAGAGATCGTTATAGCCTGGCTGGGTACGGTCAGTGACTATGAAGTAAGTGGCGATATGCCAGAGCAGCGCCCAGAAAAGTTTATATTAGTTGATCGGACTGGCGGTCCGCGTGAAAGCATGGTGCTGGATCAGGCAGAAATACTTATTGAGGTATACAACAAGACCAGCCGCCTAGAAGCAAGCAACGAAGCCCAAAAGATTGCTGATGCAATTACCCAGCTACTAGATCAAGAGCCTATCACCAGGGCGCGAGTAAATTCTTTGGTCAACTTGAATGATATTATTGGCTCATACAACCGCTACCAAATCTACTGTGATATATGGTGCAGGCGCTAGAATAAAAAAGTTGTTCAAAAACTTGTTGTATTAAAAAAGGTTATGGTATATTAGAAGCAAGTCAGAAAAACGCTTACTCGGCGGAAAGGAAAGAGGGACATGACTGAATACTTTACAAAAGATGGCGATGAGTTCAAAAAAGTAGACGAAAATCTATTTACTCAATCGGAAATTGATAGCGACATTATACCTAAGCGGCTTGAGCGTGAGCGCAAGAAATTCGCAGATTATGATGATCTGAAAGAAAAAGCTGGTAAGGTTGACTCAATTTCTGCCGAATGGGAAAGCAAGCTAAAAGCTGCAGGTGAGGAAAAATCAGCTGTAGAAAAAGAGCGTGATGCTGCAAAGCTGGATGTCGTAAAGATTAAAGCTATGCACGAATTCGGAGTCAAAGAAGAACTTAGCGAGTTCATCAATGGTGCTGATGAAAAAACCATACGCGATCAGGCAGAAAAACTGTCTAAGGGAGTGGGTAGCAAGTCAGTACAGATTGATAAGAACAAAAAGCCAGATGAAAAAACATCTGATGTCGCTAAGGTTGCCAAAGGGCTATTCAGTAAGACAAAATCTGACGATTAATAGTTAAATTCCTAGAAAGGAATAGTCGTTATGGGCAATCCCCTCCGCACCGAAGCTCTTGACCTAGCTAACCACACTGGCAAGACATGGCGCAAAAATATTCGTGGTGGTGTTTTAGCAAAGCTAACTCCTGGTGAGCCAGAAATGAAAGTTGGTCAGACCGATCACTTTACATTCACTGGTACACCAAAAGCAGAACTTGTTGGCGAAAGTGGCAACAAAGGGTCTGCTGACGGTACGCCTACTAAGGCAACGGTCCGCACCTACAAAGTGCAGATCACTTACCGATTTAGTAACGAAGTTCAGTGGGAAGATGAAGACTACCAGACTCAGCTTATTGAGAACTTGGTAGCGAATGCTGCAACTGCAATCAGCCGCGCGCTTGACTTGCTTGCCATTCACGGCATCAACCCAGCTACAGGTGCTACTGGCGCTGTAACTGACTACTTCAATAAGTCTGGTAACGATGTTCACCGCGTTACCCGAACTGCAAATGCACAGGCAGACATTGAAAATCTGGCTGCAGCACTGCAGGGCAGCGGCTATGTAGCCACTGGTATTGCCTTTGATCCAGTATTCGCTGGTCAACTGGCACGATCAAAGGATGAAGACAAGCGCCCACTCTACCCAGAGCTTGGTCTTGGCTTTGGCTTTGACGCATTCCAGGGTCTTGCTGCAGCTGCCAGCGACACTGTGTCAGGTCGCCAGGAATTGGCAGAAGAGGATGCTACAATCAATGCACTTATGGGTGACTTTGAAGCCTTTAAGTGGGGTGTAGCGCGTGAAATGCCTCTTGAGCTGATTGAGTATGGTAACCCTGATGGCGCTGGTGACCTTAAGCGAACCAACGAAGTTGCGATCCGCGCAGAGTCTGTAATCGGCTTTGCAATCATGGATGAGACAGCCTTTGCTCTCCTTGATGGTGTTGCACCCTCAGCCTAGCCTTTAGCTAACGCAGCAGAAGCGCCCCAGAAATGGGGCGTTTTTGTGTTAGAATATGATTATGGCTAAAAAACTACTACCGTATATCAACAAGTTCACTGGTGAAGTTAAAATACTGCCCAAAAGTCAGGGTAGTAAGCTCAATGAAGACTGGGCGCGCGCAAAGATGGCTACAAATGAAAAGGGTGATCGCGTATTTCGCTTTCAGATTGCTGCACCAGTCAAAGATCAGAATGGTAAAACACGCATGGGCATTGCAGTAGTTGATATTTCGGAAGTTGAAACATCAGAGGTAGCAGAAGATGGCAACGGAAACGCAGAGTAAATACATTGCTGATCTGGCAGTTGTAAAGACCAAAGAATTCAAAGAGGTCAAAGAGTTGCTTATAGCCAATGAGATTATTGGCGCTGATGCTGAATTAGTAAAAACCGCGCAAAGCATTGCTGAAATAACCCACGCACTTGACGATGGGCAGGCTTCTAAGCTCATTGATGTACTTATTGCCACCAAAACGCCTGCAAGGGCGCGCGCGTACTCAGAAAGGCGCGTAAACAACACCATTGGCATACTGGATGATATAAAAACAACCATTGATAACTGGGGCTTCAATTAATGGACTACGCAAAACTAAACCGCACCATCCTAGCCAAAGTAATGGCTGCTCTTAAGCTGATTAATAACCCAGAGATTGACCCAGAAATACGCCAGCTCAATCAAGAGATACTATTTAGGGAAGTTGGCAGCGCCGTGTACGCCAAAGTCTATGATATGAATGCTTTTGACTTTGAAATTGAGCATACACGCGGTCCAGGCATTGATGATAGGTATTATGGGCTGGCAAAAGTGGCTGCAGCCAGCGTCTCTACTGGCACACTTGGTCTGCAGGAATATGTAAAGAACTATTTGGATCATGTAGCCAGCAAAGCGCAGCAAGATGCCATGATAAATGCGCGCCAGAGTGGTAAGCACCCAAGAGTCATACGCACTACCAATGGTGATACATGTAAGTGGTGTAGGTCGCTTGCAGGCGAATATACTAACCCACCATCTGATGTGTTTAGGCGGCATGGTGGCTGTGATTGTAATATTCGTACTGAGGGCTACCGATCACGCAATGGGCTACTAGGCAACTATGTCAAACCCAAAGATCGCTGAAATAACTCTTGAGGGTACTATACCCAGCAAAAAGAATAGCCGCGTAAATCTGGCAAGTGGCGTATCAGTACCGAACAAAAAATTTGTTCAATGGCAGGATGAGCAATTAGTACAGGTCCGCCGCCAAACGCGTGAGCGCTTTCTTGGTCATGTGCAAATTGAGATAATCTTATATTTTGCGACATTAGGCAGAGCTGACACAGATAACAAAGTAACCAGCATTTTAGATATGTTAGTAGAGGGCATGGTGCTGAAAGATGATTACTGGGAAAGTGTGGTACGCACAGTCTATGAGGCTGCCTACCGCCCAGGCAAAGGCGGCGCATTCATACGGATCACTGAAATGCCTAGCGATTTTCTAGGGGCTGAGTACCTTGCTGCAGCTGAGAAGCGTGACCGTAAGAAGCGCAAGTAAAGCACTTATGCTACAATTACAATATCTGGTATAATAACAGGCAATAACAACTACGCTGACGGTTGCGGTAAAACTGGCTTAAAAGGAAAAGCAATAGGAATGCAGCCAGCACAAGACCCAGTTGTAGAATACGCGAACAAGTTAGCCAACAGGCTGATCTATTGCCTTACTGAAAAGTCTGTAAAAGTACAAACAAAATACGATTATTACAATGCCGATAATGACACGCCTGACTTCGGTATATCTACTCCTATGCGGATGAAGCACTTGCGCCCTGGCATTGGCTGGGCAAGTCGCGCTGTAAATACTCTTGGTGACCGTGTTGTGTTTGAGGGCTTTGCAAAAGATACATTTGGCATAAATGATTTGCTTGAGCAAATTAATGGGTACAGTGTTATTGGCAAATCAACAGATGATGCTTTAATCGCTGGATGCTCATTTATTGCCGTCTCTGATGATGGTGAGGGTGGCAAAGTGCTTATACCTTTCACCGCCCAAGAAGCAACTGGTGAGGTTGACCAGCGCACAGGAATGCTCAAATGGGGCTTGGCTGTTACTAAGTGGATGATCCCTAAGCCGCGCAAGCCTGGCATTATGTACGCGCCAAAAGACTATATATTATTCACCCCTGAATTCACTGCAGTATTCCAAAACCGCTATCTTGTAGAGGTAGTACCAAACCCTACAGGGCGCACACTGCTACACCCGATCACCCACCGCGCCAGCGCAGACCGCCCACTAGGTAAGTCACGCATCACAAACACCGCGCGCCGCATCATCAATGAGGTAGGACGCATGAAGCGCCGCCTAGAAATTGCAGAAGAATTTTACTCAATGCCACAGCGCTACATTAGTGGGCTTGCTGAGGGTGCAGAAAAAGACACCAACCTGGACAGCGCCATTGGCAAAGTATGGACTATAACCAAAGATGAAGACGGTGACGCGCCAAATGTAGGTGTGCTTACCCAGATGAGCATTGACGGCTTTGAGACTAGCAAAAAAGACAAAGCGCGTGACTTCTGTGCTGAAACTGGCTTGACCATGCGTAACCTGGGCTATGAAACAGCCAACCCTACCAGTGGTGAAAGCCTAGTTGCAATGTCAGATGATCTGTTACTTGAGGCGCAGAAAACCCAAGAAGAAATGGGCAAGCAAATCAAAGAGCTTTGTATCACCCTACGCCTAGCGCTTGATGGCAATAATGAAGTACCAGCCCAGCTAAATGAGATCATACCTGCTTGGAAGCCAATATTTCAGGTTGATATTGGTCCAGCTGGCGATGCCATGTTTAAGCTATTCCAGGCAATGCCAGAGCTTATTGGTACTGTTGAGGGCTACAAGATGCTGGGCATTGGTGTTAGGCAGGCAGAAGAGCTTGTACAGAAGCGTATAGCAAACACTACTGCCAGCTTCATGCAAAATGGCGGCTCAGGAGGTAACCAGCAATGAGCGTATCTACACCAGTAACATCACCGAATGCTTACGCCGATCACGAAGATTTGGCGGCTTTCTGGCGCACCCTAACTGAGCCAGAACAGTCACGCGCTGACAAGCTACTCAAGTTAGCCAGCAACCGCCTACGCACAAAGGCTACCCAGAGTGGCTTTAGTATGGATGATCGCGTAAATAGCGATCCTGCCTACTTTGACACGGTCCAGTGGGTTGTTATGGAAGCTACCAAGCGCGCCATGCTCACACCAACAGATGCCCCACCAGCAAATAGCATTCAGCAAACTGCAGGTCCATATTCTGAAAACATCGTATTTACCAACCCTGCAGGCGATTTATGGTTTAAGAAAAGTGAGTTGCATGACTTAGGCTTGGCAAATCAACGGCTTTCAAGCATTAGCACCGCGCCTAATGTAGATTTGTATTGTGAAGACATAGAAAGTTCATAATTATGGACTTGACCACTGCAGTAAAAGACTTTGGACTGCCAGTTGCGCTACTTTTGTATTTTATTTGGCAGAACACCAGCATATCAAAAGAGTATAATAGTTATGTCAAAGATATTGCCCAGAAAGCTATTGACGCAATAAATAAGAGTACAGAGGTAGATACCAAGATGTTAAGTGTGGTAGAGCGCCTAGAGAAAAGGCTGGACAATGAGCGAGGTAACTAGCATGGTGACAGCCCTAACCATAATCGTTATAATATTGCTTAGTAGTGGGAGTCGTATCTATTTGCGCCACCGCTTTGAAAGAAATGTCAAACCGCATCTAGAAGCACTTGAAAGGGCAAGTAAGAGAAATGCAGGAAATTAAAACAGCTAATCGCTAACACAAAGGAGTTGCTGGCTACCCCATTTGAGGCAGTAGGTGATTTTTACCGAAAAAACCGCGATCTATTAGGCAAAGCCACCAATATTGCAGCAATAGCAGCATTTACCATAGGTGTGATAGCGCTTATAACGCTAATCTTGATGTATGTAATGCCAGTGAAGACTGCCAACATAAAAGTGCCAGTAGCAACCGATCAATCAAGCTATTACCCAGGTGAAGACATCAGTGGCATCTTCTTTGGTGATACTTATTACAGCGGTGAGGTCCGTGTACTACGCGAGGTATTTTGTAAGAACTACAAAGGGGTAATTAAGCCGCCAGCTGGCAGTGCAGTTGGTAATTTCTTTAGTACCCAGAGCAAACCGCGCCATCTAGAGGGTGAAAGTGTTATTGTTGGCAACTTGCCAGAAAACATACCAGTTGGCGCTAACTGTGTGCTGCAGTTTACCAACCTATATGAGATACAAACCCCATTTGGCATTAGGCGCATTGAATATCAGTATTACACCCAGAACTTTGCCATAGTGACGAAAGAGCGCCGCCAGCAGCTTGAATGTGAAGCATCAGGACGCAAAGACTGTAACTTTATTATGGATATTCCAAATAAAGAGACTGACAGCACCCAAGAAGCCCCAGCACAGCAATCTAGCCCCGAAACAGAGCCTGTAATCATTCGTGAGCAGCCAGTGACCAATAACACTACCAATAACAGTACTACAATCAATAACCCACCTGCAGAGCAAGAGCCAGCACCACAGTTTGTAGAGCGCTGCAGCGTAAACTTTTTGGGCATAAAGATTAATTGCCGCCAAGTTCCTGTTGAATAAAATTCTTGTGCTATAATACAACCATAAGCAGAGCGCCTGAAACACGGTTGTTGTGCCGCAAAAGCTAGACAAAGGGTAAAACCATGAGTAATAACAACTCTCAAAATGTCTCGTTTGGAAAACCAAAATCACTTGGCGCGCTATTTGTAGCACCGCTTGGCACTACGCTGCCAACCAACGCCACTGATGCACTTGACGCTGCATTCCAAAATCTTGGGTATGTCAGTGATGAGGGCTTGGTCAACAACATTGAGACGGATGTAGAAGATGTATTTGCATGGGGTGGTGACAATGTATTGTCAGATCAAACCACTTTCATGGAAACCTTTACATTCAACCTCATTGAGACGAATGTAGAAGTTGCTAAGTTATACTATGGTGAGGACAATGTCTCTGTTGACGGTGACAACATCACTATCAGGGTAAACAGCTCTACGCTGCCTGAAATTTGTTTTGTTGCAGAACTCGTTATGACTGGCAATCGCGTAAAGCGTATTGTAGTTGAGCGTGGTCGCATCGCTGACAGAAGTGCTGAGATTTCTTATGTTGACGGTGAGCCAGTGGCTTACCCAATCAACTTAAGGGCATTCCCAAGCGCTACAGACAGCGACACTCACAAAGAGTATGTGGCATCTATAGCAAGCTCTTAGCTTGTATGCTGACTAGGCGCAGAAACACCTGGCACTATGCTGGGTGTTTTTGTTTATGCTATAATTTGGGTACTACAACTAAAGTAAGAATTGGAGTAAAAAACTATGGCTGATGCCGAAAAGTCAACTGTAAAAGAATTAGAAGTACACGGTTACAAATTCACTGTTGATACGGACTTAATGGACGATGTTGACACGCTTGAAATTATTGAGCGTATTGAAAACAAAGGGCAGGTGGCTGCAGTATTGCCACTGCTTAAGCTGATCCTGGGCAATGAGCAATTTGCCAAAATGAAAGAGTTTTACACTAAGCAGGATGGTGAAGAAAACAAAGACAAAGAGGGCTACAAGCCGCGTATGCGTGTAGAGGTGCTTAGCGACATCTACATGGCGATCATTGAGAACTTTGACCCAAAATCTTAGCTCTAATCAAAATACGCCGTGAGTATTTTGACGAATTAGAGGCGGACTTTCAGCAGTATTACAACCTAGACATCACGGCAGTCAGTTGGCGTAAAGCGGCGCGGTTGCTATTCCAGCTACCGCGCGAATGCCGCGTGTATGCAAAGGTTGATCCACCAACTCAGTGGGGCTGGACTGAGACGCTTCTAAATAAGGCTGTTTATTACTTAGAGACAATCGCATGGCAGAATGCCACACCAACTGAAAGGGGCAAGAAAGCCGCCCATAATGCGAACAAGCCTAAGCTATTCCAGCCTGATTTCATGCCTAAGCTCAATGCAGGTAACAGCATAGCCAAAGACACTACTGCAGCAGATATTGATACTGTAAAAGAACTGCTTGCAAGACCCCGAAAATAGGTAAAAACCACTCCCCTGCTGGCTTTTTTAGCCAAAAAGTGGCATTGTAGGCAATACAACAGCTAACAGGGGTGGTTACCACTCCCCTGCCCTATTCAACACAATTTTGACAAGCCGTCAACACCTTGACGGCGTTTTTCATGCGACACACACGGCAGAGTAGGGGAGTGCCTATAATGTTAGTGCTATACTAATAGCAATATGAGTAGAGATGTATCATTTTCTTTAGACACAGACGCGGCGGCGGTGATCCTGACTGACATGGCTGCACCAATCGTTAAAAGGTCCGCAGAAGCCATTGCAGCGCGCGCTAGAAGCATGGCAAGTAGTTTAAGCACCGATCCACCAGAAATTACCGTTACTGAGACTGTAGGAACTGTGAAGCGCGGTAGGCGCGCCATTGCAACTGTGACTGCTGTAGGCAAGGATGCTCACCAAAACTATATTGGGCGTATGGCTCTGAGCAAGGCAAGAGACGCTGGGCGCGTGTAACAGCTTATGGTATAATTTGCCATATAAACAACACGCCAACGGTTGCGGTAAAACTGGCTTAATAAAACCATGAAAGATACGCAACTAAATGGCAGGTAACATTGGCTCAGCATCAGTACGAATAACCCCGAACATGACGGGTATTCAAAGCAAGATCGCCGCAGGCTTCAAAGGCTCTGCTGGTCCTGCAACTGCCGCATTAGGCGCTGAGGTTGAAAGTAATAGCGGTCCATTCCAAGCAGCTCTAGGTAAACTAGGCGGCTTTGCAAAGGGCGCTGGTATTGCTATTGCAGGCGGTCTGGCTGCAGGCACAGCTGGGCTGGTCGCTCTTACCGCAAAGTCATTACAGGCTGGCGCTGAGCTTGAGCAGCAGCTTGGTGGTGCAGATGCGGTGTTTGGTGAATTCGCAGCCAGCATAAAAGCAAAAGCTGACGATGCCTACACCAACATGGGCTTAAGCCAAAATGAATTCTTGCAGGGCGCAAACAAGATGGGGTCACTATTCCAGGGTGCTGGCTTTAGTGTCCAACAGTCCATGCAGATGTCTAGTGAGTCAATGCAGCGCGCCAGCGATATTGCCTCAATCATGGGTATTGATACCACTGCAGCCCTAGAAGCTGTCACAGGCATGGCTAAGGGTAACTTCACTATGATGGACAACTTGGGTGTTGCTATGAATGATACCGCCATTGGCGCATACGCGCTGAGCAAGGGCATCAATAAAAGCACCTCTGAAATGTCCATACAGGAAAAGGTGGGCTTGGCGCAGCAAATGTTTATGGAAAAGACCGCCAAGTATGCAGGTAACTACGCCAAAGAAAATGACACCCTGGCTGGTAGCATA